ATCGACGTATTTCTTTGCTAATAGTGTGAGTTGCATGTAAGGCACGTTGAAGATTAAAACTTGCATGGTTAGCTAACCAATCCTTTGATAAGTTGAATCGATCATTTAATACCAATCCAGGTATCTTAGCAAACACTACGTTGATCAACCACGGAAGTGGGTACTCACCAGAGTGTATTAGTATTACATTAATACCTTGTTCCTGAAAGTGTGGAATTAAACTACTTGGAACCAAATGCCCAGACGGGTACTCATGTTCTTTATAAATCTCTAAGGCGCCGCGACCGCCTGGGGTTAGTATTACTGTTGTGTTTCCGTCGGCCGGAAAATATAAAGTGTGGGCGTTTACTATCTTGCCATTTGACTCAGCAAGCATAGTTTCAAATTCTTCGTTGCCAGGTAATTTAATATATACGTCTCGAAACTTGTCCTCATCCTTGTGAACATCTTCGTCTTCATATAATTTTTTCAATATTTGATTCCATTAGTGTTACCCGTTGTCGTAAGTTAGAACTACTAAAACTATGGTCTCTACTATTATATACAATCTTAATATTACGATCCATGCAAACAGCCTGACCCGTAAATGGTTTGTCTTTATACTCAATTCCAATAATTCTAACATTAATTGGAAGTGTGAGTAGTATATCTTCAATGTCATCTTCGGTATTATAAACTACAATCTCATCAACAAACCGCTGACTACTTAACATGATCTGACGTTCAACTATACTTTGTATTGGGGTATTCTTTCCTGGTCGAATGCCTGCGTTATTTTGTAACCCAGCAATAAGATAATCGCAATGGTTCTTTGCTTCGCTTAACATTGCTACATGACCTGCATGCAACAAATCAAATTGGCTAAACGTAATACCTACTGTTTTGCCTTGGTCTTGTAATGCTTTAATCTTGGAAAATATCATATTGATTAATTATCCGGTTCAATTTTTACTTGCAAAGGAAATCCATGGTTACGTGCTAAAACTGTAACCTCGACACCTTTTTGCTCTGCCATTTCAAACGGTAATACTGCTACTACCGCTGTACCGTCTGCGTGGATCTTTTGTGTAAGTGCTAGTGCAGGTTGTTCGTCATAATCAAATATTGTTTTGAGTGTTTCAACTACAAACTCGGTTGTAGTGACTTCATCATTAATGTATATAACTTTAAATCGAACAGGTTCTCTAACATTCTGTTTTACTTTTGTCTTTTGCTTTACCACTTCTACGTGGTCTGGTGACGCTTCTGACGACATTATTTTTAACCCCTAATCTTAATAGTTATATTTAACATAGTATATGTACGGAACCAATTAATATAAAGAGGTTCCGTACACATTTTACTTTATGAGTATACTATTAACTAGAAGAAATTGCAATCTTTTTGGGTTTCTTTTCTTCAGGAACAATTTGCTCAAGTTCGATATATAACATACCGTTCTTCATTCTTGCACCATTAACGATTACATCTTCTGCAAGTGTAAAGCTACGTCTAAATTTACGGATTGCAATTCCTCTGTGTAGAATTGTATTCTCGTGGTTTTCATCTTCGGTTTCAGGTGCATGAGTAATACTCAATACACTGTCGGCAGTTTCAATATCAAGGTCAGATAGTTCTACGCCGGCAAGTGCCATTTCAATTTGGAACTTGTTGTCTTCTTGTCGAATGTTGTAAGGTGGAAACCCTTGTTGTGCCGGATGTTCAACATGGTGTTGAAGTCCTTTAAATAGGTCATTAAAACCTAGTGCATACGGGGCGAGTTTGTGAAGGTCGAGGGTTGTGATTCTTGTCATTTTAGTTCTCCTTTAATAAGCAAGATATGTAGTAAGATCTGATTATCAGCATCCTACTTGTATTATATAGTTATTCTTACGGTAAAAGTCAAGAGCAACTACAAAATTATTTATGATTATTTTACCAATTTCTCTAAAAGTTTATATTTTAGGTAAGCATCATTAAGAGCATTGAATTCTTCATGGTCATTACGTACTAATATTGCGAGTCTATCACAAATAAGACTAAGTGTTTCGCTAATATCATGCCCGTCAACTTTAAGAACACGTACATCAAGTTCATCGTATGTAGCAGTCGAAGGCCCAAGAGTAATTATTGATGGCGACATAGTAGTTGAGGTCATAGTAATTGCACCAGTGTTGATATAGCCATATGAACCTGTTATATTAATAGTACCAGAATTATTAAGATCAAGTGTATATTGTTCTTCTGTGTCGTTGTAAAACTCAAAGTTCAATTGTGTTTGATAACTCATTTTCATCCTTTTCATGATATTCAAGTTTTGCCGTTGCCCCTATTAGAATACTATCACCGTCAAGTGTAATTTTACTTACATTTGCGTTCTTATATTCAATAATATTAAACATATAAGATTGCAATACAGTTTCTAACGTAGCACGAAGTCCTCGTGCGCCAATCTTCTCTTTATTAGTTATACTAACTATAGCATCAATTCCAGTTGATGTCAAGTCTAATATAATATCATCAACACCAAAATAAAAATTATATTGTTCAATAAGATTATTTTTAGGCTGAGTTAATACTAAACGCATCTCTTCTTTTGTTAGTTCAAACACCGGAATTGTAATTGGAAAACGTCCCATGAATTCAGGGATCATGCCATACTGCACAAAGTCTCTAACTTTAGGAATAACAGTTTCATCCGTGGGTGCATGAAGATGTGAACCAAATCCCATTGATGATTCTGTTGTGTTTCTAATTGCAATTTTATCTAGATCAGGAAATGCACCGGCACATATAAACAATATATCTTTAGTGTTAAATTCTAATTCTTCTTTATGACCGTCACCATACAATATCTTTACTTCGCCGCCTTCAATTATTTTAAGGAGACTTTGTTGCACACCTTCTCCACCAACGTCACGCCCAATACTGCCATGAGCATCTGCTTGCCGCCCAATCTTATCAATTTCATCAATGAAAATAATTCCACGTTCTGCATGCTCGATGTCCCCACCAGCTACAGCCATTAAACGTTCAAGAACACTAGTTGCATCTTCGCCTATATAACCTGCTTCAGTTAATGTAGTAGCATCACAAACAACAAATGGAACTTCAAGGAATTTAGCTACTGTCTTGGCTAACATAGTTTTGCCGTTGCCAGTTGGACCATGAATTATTATATTACTTTTTTCTACTTCAATTGTAGTTGGAAAGAATAATCGTTTATAATGATTAATAATAGCTATACTGATAGCTTCTTTAGCTCCGTCTTGGCCAATGATGTACTCGTCGAGGTGTTTTTTAACTTTTTTAGGGTCTAGAGTCTTTAAAATGCCGGACTTATGTCGCCGCAAGGCAAACTTCTCGTTAGTAAGAATACCCGAGCAAGTCTCTATACATTCATTGCATATTGCCGCACCGTTGGAGACAATAAGTTTACTGACTTCTTTTTTTGTTTTCTCACAAAAATTACAGATCAGTGAATGTGCTGGTTGATTTAATTTTGACATAATTGATAAAGTACTCTATTGGATTATCCATGCGACGGTTAATGTCCAAGAATCTCTTCGGACCGTAATGGTGAGATTTAAAGTGTTCGACTAATTGGTCTTTAACCTTAGATATTTCGTTGGGTTGTGTATTAATACACACTGCATCTGACCTATTGAAGCCTTCTTCTAGCCATTTTAAGTCATCATACTGTTCTAAGTATATGTAAACGTTAAAGTCTGTTCCTACCTGCTTACAAAGCAATGATATTTCAACTACATCGGCCTCTGACGGATCAACTAGTAATACAGAGTGGTTATCATCTTCAATAAAATCTGGTGGGGTAATGAAGTTACTATACATCCTGTAGGTAATCTCTAATCTGTTCTTGTTCTTGGTCTTCTAAATCTTCAAGCTCGTATTCACCAGTTTGAAGTTTGTCAATTAAGTATTCTATGTACTTAGTGTCATACATATAACTGCTACTTAATTTTTTTGATGTTTCAAACCAATTGTTTCCATTGTACTTAAACAACTTACTAGGTAGATAGTCTGTTCTTAAAAACATATCACCTTTAAACTGGTTTGTTGGAAACACACTTCCAAATCCACTAGCAATTAAGCTCTTATTATCTGCTTCTGCATGAAACAATGGACTTACAGTTAAAACTTTACCACTACCTTTTTGGTAGTTTACATTTTTTAACTGTAGTTCAATTTTTTCTATTTCGTCTTCTGAAAGTGGGCTAGTTGTTGCTGAACTGTCTCTATCCAAATCATTTGATTCTTCGTACTGTTCTGTTGTTTCGTCTAGCACTACACTCTCGTCAGATGGTTCTGTTTCTACCGTAGGTGTGACTGTGTCATTAACTATTTCATCGGGGAAAACAAACGTTTCGTGCCCTGTACCCAGTGGAACTATTTCCTCAGTTCCAATAATTGAAGGTTCTTCCTCAGTTATAATTGAAGATTCTTCCTCAACTGATGCCGCATGCGCCAAGGCGCTCTCCAGTTCAACAATCCTAGCTTCTGCAATTGAATTACGGTCTTCAAGTTCAGCGGCTAGTTCCGCGGCCAGTATTAAATCCGAATCTGCCCTTTCAATCTTAGTTTGAAGGTCCTTTTTGTCGCCGGGACCTTCATCGGCGTCTAGATGTTTTGCTTGATGGTCTCCGTCCCGTTTAGTTTCGTGATCATCTTCATTGATTGGATCGTTAAGATGATCTGGGTCGTCGTCCGGAGACACAGGTGGATCAGGTGGAGTTGGGTGAATAATACGTGCTTGTTCTTCCCTACACCACAGTATCTGTTGTGTACCGGCCAAGATTAAACATATAGCTAATGGATCAAACACTAATACAAGTATAATAATAACCCATCGTACTGCATCTTCAAGCATATTACGGTTTGCGTCTTCGCCGTATATGAATTCTGCAATATATTTAACAGGACCCACTTCGGCTTCGAGCTTACGATATTCTGCTTCAAGTGCATACTTCTCTTGTGTTAAGGTATCGATTTCTTTATTTGCAACTGAAATCTTATCCCTATAGTTGTCAACTCGAGTTTCAATATTTGTATTACTGTTTGCGGCTGAAATTTTCTCACGTAATTTTTGTATTAGTGCATTACTATTAGCAATTTCTGTCTCTACCGATTTTCGTATACGTTGAATCTCTTCACGAGCAACTATAGCTCTACTATTATTAATTGAGTTTTCAATTTTTGATATTAAAGCTGTTCGTTCTCCTTTCTTACGTTCTTGAAAGGTAGTAAATGCTAGAGCAGTTTTTGATCCAAAAGCACCATCTGCTTTAGCACCTACCATTTGTTGTGCTTTTTTAATTTCACCATTGGCGATAAACTTTTGTAGTTGTGCTAGTTCATCGTCAATCTTAGTAAGTTCGTCTTTGTAAATACCTCCCTGCGAATCGATGATTTTTTGTTGTTCAACAATTGCAGGCTTAACACGATTATAGGCACTATCAATACGTTGTTGTTCTTTGTCAATTTGACTCTGAATGTTTGCGTCTGATCCTGTGCCTGTAGTTTCTAGTTTCTTAATTTGTTCATCAGATCGAGTGATGATACTAGTTTGTCGATTAATTTCAGTTGTTAGCCGTTCAATTTGAGCTACACTTTCTTGACTTGCACTAGTTTGTTCAATGTGTGCTTTACTTAGAAAACCAAAAATGCCCATTGATGTAATGAACATTAATATAATAGTTGCGAAAGTTAAGTACCCCCGCATCCACGCTTTAGCATGGTGCCAATTTCGATGTAACCAAACGGCAGACACCACCTTACCAAGTTCAAGGGCAACGCCCATGACTATAATAGGAATCAGTGCCGCCGCAAATATAGCAGTCAAACCAATAATAGAATAGTATGCCGCTATACCACTGATAATCAAAGCGGATAACAATGTAAAATAACCAAATATCATATAGTCTTTTCTCCTCTATAGAGAGTAGTAGTTTTAGTGTATTGTGATAGGCTGTTCGCCTATTTCGTTTATCCCAAATACCCTTAGGGTTTGGAGTATCTTATTATTAACTTGACCATTGTCTTGGAGGTCTGGGCAAAAAACACTTTTTAATTCACCTGTAACTCCATTGACAACAAAAACAAAATCTTCTGATTGCACTTCTTCTTGCACTAAATCATCAATGTGACCAGTGTTTTTACTTGATTTATCTTCAAAGTATGGCATCTTGAATCTCCTATTTGTTATATAATTTTATACTTCGTTTTCTCCTAGGTAACTCACGAACTATATTGTATAGCTCGTCATACGTATTTATGGCCCAAAGTTTCTTGGCTCACAATAGAATACTATTATACTAAATACAAGCATGAAAGTCAATGAAATAACACCCCAACGACAATTTAATTTGTCCAAACTGAACTCGTTGTTACAACCAGGCCAAAGTCGTTCTCAGATCATAAAGATAATTAAGAAAGTCTTATGGGACGAAACTGGTGAAAAATTCCGTGTAACTGCAAAAATTTCTAAAAATGTAGATCCTGGCAACATGGCTATATCGGCATTCTATGATCCAGAAGATCACGAAGACGGTGAAGAGGATTATATTGAAATTGAAGTGTTCTTTAATAACACAGATAAGACTGTTGACTGGTCAGAAGGCGGCAAAGAATACTTTATAAACGAATTGTCTGATGCAGTTAAACATGAACTATTACATGCATCACAGTACTCGGGGAGAGACTTTGCAGACGGTAGAGACGGATACGACAAACGTGATGATAATTACGAATACATGACTCGACCAGATGAGATTGAAGCATATGCAATGAATATTGCTGATGAGCTTGTTCGTAAAGCTGGCGGTAAAGAAGATGCATTACAACTGTTACGTATGGCAGGTAAAACTGCATCTTTTAAAGATCAATTTGGTAGGTTTTTAAGCCCTAACTTAATGGCATATTTTAGTATGTATGACTGGAAAGCAGAACATCCAGTAGTAAAGCGTTTACTTAAAAAGATATTTACGTTTATTTCAAATATGGATTAACTTTAACACCTACTAGTTTAGCAAGTGAACGTTCTTGACTAACTGTTTGTTCTACACGCAATCTAAGAATAACTTGTAGATCAGCATCAACGTTAACACCTTTAGCAATATCTTCAATCATTTTATCTAATTCAATACGTGCTAATTTACGTTTACTTGTTGCTGTAGTTAGTTTTGTTTTTGCAAGTTCTTGACGGTATTCAATTTCGTTAAAACTACCGCTTAACTTATTTCCTTTTCTTGATTCAGTAACAACCATTCGTCCTTCAGCTAATGCGGATTTTATTGCATCGCCAAATCGGTTATCTCTTGCTAATCCAAGAAACATATCGTTGTATCCTAAGTTACTTGAATCAACACCAAATTGATGCAATCCACTAACTAGTCTGCTTGAGCTTGCATACGAATCATCTGACTTACCTGCTACGTTAGTCCATCCAGCCCATGCACTCATTAAACTTTCTGAAGTACTAAAAAATGATTGGAAAAGTTTGTCTGTAGTTTCAGTCTGATTATAAAAATCTACGTATTCATCTTCGCATCTTCTTAACCAATATACACAAGAACTTGATGACATAATCGAAGTTAATGCTGATACCCAGTTATTACGCCAAGTGTCAGTTGTTTGGCTAGCTTGGTTAACTGCTGAAAGAGAATATATAGTAGCAGAGCCAAGCAATGTTTCAACTGCTTCGTTAAATTTATTAAAGACTTTGACTGCTGTATACAGATTAGTTCCTGTGAGAGGATTAATAAAATCGGTAATCAATGCATTATTAAACAGCCCAGTTCCTCTAGGAGTTTGAGCTAATATAGCATTATAGTCTGTTACTGGCAATGGCTGTGATTCTACTGTTAGGTTTGACAACACTGGTATTTCAATTGAGTCTAACATGTCAGCAACCTGTGCTAATGTTTCAAATTTGCCGGAAATATTATTTAATACCGACGCCAATCCTGCTAGTGTATTGCTTGGAAGATTTGCTAAGGCCTCTGTAGTAAACAGATTATTAGGATCTAACAAGTCAGCTAACGAAGTAACTCTTGCTGTATCTGGTAGTGTAACTTTAGTACGCACAATAATTTCTTCCAGTGCTTTACCTGTTACCTCTTTAAGTATATCTAATAGGTATCGTTCTTTAATATCGTCAAGCGTATCAATTTCAAGTTCTAGTAACTTTGAGTTTAATCCACCAAGTTGACTTAATCCCTGGCTATATAGGTTTTCAATTAACGTTTTAGCCTTACCCATATTTGACAAATCATTAGCATCAAACAAGGTTCCAAGATTTCGTAATGACTCGCTTAAATATGCAAGCCGACGACCTGCTACATCATCGAGACGTTCTGCCGTACGTAAATTATCTTTAAGTGCTTGAATGTTATCAATTTGATCGTCACTACCAGTTAGTAGTACTCGAATTAAACCATTATTTGCAATCTCATCATGCGATTTAATATCTAAACTAATATCGTCCCATACTGCATTTTTAAACTTAGCTAAACTTAAATGTATTTTTTCAGATGACGATACTACAGGTTCAAATTGTTGTAGTAAGTAATTTACTTTATAAGTTTTGTTTCCGCTGGCGTTAAACAATACATGTATGTCGTTGTACTTGTCACATACCCATTTAGGATCTGTTACTCTAATACTATCTGCTGTCAATGCTTCTGTTGCTGTAGTACGGTTGCCACGTAAGAATTTATAATCTTTAATTAGAGCCCATATTGCGTCTCGGTCAGTTACGTCAGTACCAACACTTGTATCCCAGTTTTCTTTAAGTACGAGAATTGCATTTAGTATACTAGTGTTTGCTGTGCCGGCTACATTACTTACAACGTAATCTTGTAAATCAAATACTTCCGTAGCAAAATCTGCATTAACTGCAAATGCTGAATCATTTAAGATGCCGTTAGCGGCAATTAATACTGTGGGCGTAATAGTCATACTACTATTTACCGCTTAGTTAAATGTTGGGTTATTAAGAGCCAACATTAACATCTGGGCTTCCGGAGGATGTGGCTGGAGCACAATGAGCGCCACCAACTGGTGGGCATAACCCATCTGGTGCGGCGGCGTCGCCAACTTCTACTAACATTGATCCTTCAACAAATACTTTGTTTGTACTTGCACCAATTGCTCCACCGCCGTGACTATTAGGATCTTTATCGACACTAGCTAGAAGGCCATTAATTTTTACTGTAGAGTTGCCTGCTACTATAGTGCTGGCACCACAAGTTCTAGCATCTGTATCTCTATGAACAGCCGTCATTATCCAATGGCCTTTAAAAGGGCATCTCTGCCTAATGCCTGAAGTCCTGACCAACCGCCTTCAACTAATATTGTATTATCGTTATAAATCTGCGGAACTGTACGATGGCCTTGTTCTTTTATGAATGCAAGTGCATCAGCATCCTCTGTCACATTAATTTCTTCAAATACAATAGCTTGGCGCATTAGATAGTCTTTAGTCATTTCGCAGTATGGGCACTGTAGTTTAGTGTATACTTTAATCATTGTATTTTTCCTGTTGTTTCTTTGTATTTATTATAACGAAAACCCACTAAAAGTATCTTCAGTTACATCTTGTTTAGTTCCACCAACAATATATGAACTAATTTCAGTTTCTTGTGGTGCAACTTGTACGTCTGCTCCAGCAATCCATTTTTGCGTCCACGGCAATGGATTACTTCCAGTTTTAAATCCACAATCAAGACCAACAGCCGTCATACGTTTACACAACAACCAATCAACATATTGATTGAGTAGTACTTCGTTTAGTCCAATCATTGATCCGTCTTTAAACAAATAATGAGCCCATTCTTTTTCTTGCTCCGCGGCTTCCATGTAAATCTTTGTACATTCTTCTACCGTTTCACTCTTGATACTAATGTAATCTTTGTCATCTTGTGGTAGTATTTTAAGTAGTGTTTGAGTTGCGGCTAAGTGTACGTTTTCGTCACGTGCAATAAACTTAATAATTTTAGCATTGCCTTCCATTTTCCGAAGTTCAGCAAACGCCCAACTACATGCAAATGAAACATAAAAACGCAAACCTTCTAATGCGTTAATACTAGTAATAGCAAGCCACAACTTCTTCTTAATTTCGTACAAGTCAACAACAACTTTCTTGCCATTTACTGTATGTGTGCCTTCACCTAATAGATTGTAATATGATACATCTTCAATGAGTCCATCGTAGTATCGTGTTACATCAACAGAACAATCTACAATTGCTTTATTATCTAACATTGTGTCGAATACTTCGCTTGGATTGCTATATACATTTCTAATAATGTGTGTATAACTACGACTATGAATAGTTTCGTTAAACGACCAAGTCTCGATAAATGTCTCAAGTTCAGGAATAGTAACAATAGGAAGTAGAGCTAAGTTGGGTGATCGTCCTTGCACACTGTCAAGTAGTATTTGCCTTTTTAGATTACTTGTAAAGATATGTCTTTCATGATCTGTTAGTTCTTTAAAATCTTTAGAATCTCGACCAATGTCAACTTCTTCAGGGCGCCAGAAAAATCCCAACTGCTTGTCGGTTAATTTATCAAACTGTGGATACTTTAATTGGTCGTATCGTTGAATTCCGTGCCCACCGGATTTATCAAGGAAGGCGAGACTCTTTGTGTGGTCTGTTTTGTTAGGGTTAAATACTGACATTTAATTTCTTTCTCTATATAACGCAACTATCACAGTCTTCCTGATCGATTGGCTCTAATTCATTTATTTCTGCGGGGTCTTTAATAGCGGCAGTAAGGCTTCCAATATCTATTTCGCCTTGACCGTCGTATGTATTAAAATAGTATAACTGCTTAATGCCATATTTATAGCAAAGCAATAGATCTTGTAACATAGTACTCATTGGAATCTTTTCATCGTCGAAGAACTGTGGGTTGTACGACGTATTAACACTCATACCTTGGTCAATGTACTTTTGCATAACTGCACATAACTTAAGATATCCTTGTGGGCTCTTTTGATCCCAGAGCAACTCGTATTTGTTTTTTAGTTTCCAGTAGCCAGGAACAACTTGACGTAGAGCTCCGTGCTTACTTTGTTTAATACTAACTAGGGCACGTGGAGGTTCAATACCATTGGTAGCATTACTAATTTGAGCTGAAGTTTCAGCAGGCATAATAGCCATTAGTGTTGCATTACGTTGTCCGGTTTCTTTAATTTGTTCACGTAGTTTTTCCCATGGCATACGTTCTATATGCGGTACTAGCTCATCAATATCTTTCTTGTAAGTATCAATAGGTAATTTACCTTTAGCACTCTTTAAGTCTTTCCATCGTGTACATGGACCAAATTCAACTGCAAGATCCGCACTTGCTTTAAGTAAATAATAACTCCATGCTTCCATATACTCATCAATAACGGCGAGTGATTTTGGATCACTATAAGATAAACCTTGACGTGCTAAGAAGTATGCCAGGTTAATAATACCTACTCCAAGTGGTCTAAACTCTTCAGTTGCTAACTCTGCCGCCCTAATTGGATAATTCTGATATGACAGCAATGCATCTAACCCACGCACTGCTAACGTACACATCTTTTCAAAGTCTTTAGGTTCTTTAACATTACCAAAGTTGATTGCTGATAGTGTGCATAAAGCAATTCGACCTAGTTCGTCATTAATATCTTTTAGTGGGACAGTTGGCAAATCAATTTCGCAACATAGGTTACTCATCTTAATAGGTGCAATTGCTTCATCGAACGGAGAATGCGTATTAGCATGGTCTACGTTTTGTAAGTAAATGCGTCCAGTACTTTTACGCTCTTCCATAAACGCACCAAACAATTCACCTGCTCTCATAGTCTTTTTACGAAGTCTTGTATTCCGTTCTGCCTTCTCATATAGCTCTTTAAAACGGTCTTGGTTACTATAGAACGCCTCGTATAATTCAGGTACATCGTGGGGTGAAAACAAGGTGATATTGCCTCCGGAGATGAGTCTTTCGTACATTAATTTGTTGAACTGGACCCCGTAATCCATATGACGTACTCTGTTCTCCTCAATGCCTTTATTATTCTTTAATACAAGTAGGTCTTCTACTTCATAGTGCCAAATTGGGTAGTAAAGTGTTGCGGCACCATTGCGTACACCGCCTTGCGAGCACGATCGTGTTGCCGCTTGAAACATTTTATAGAAGGGAACAACTCCAGTATGATATGCATCACCATTACGAATAGGACTACCTAATGCACGAATACGCCCAGCGCCTACGCCAATACCAGCCTTTTGACTGACATACTTAACTATACTGCTAGTAGTTGCATTGATGCTATCTAAACTATCATCTGTTTCAATTAAAACACATGAACTAAATTGTTTTTGTGGAGTACGTACTCCTGCCATAACAGGTGTAGGCAACGAAACATCAAAGTTTGAAATTGCTTCGTAATAATCTCGTACCCATGTCATACGTGTTTCTTTAGGATATGCCATGAACAATGTTGCGGCAATCATCATGTACGCAACTTGAGGAGTTTCAAAAATCTCATTGGTTACACGATTTTGAACAAGATACTTACCGCGCCATTGTTCCATAGCAGTGTATGTAAAGTTCTCGTCTTTAGCATGATTTAAAAAAGAGTCCATTTCATTGAACTCTTCGTCTGTATAATTAGTTGTTAGATCGTCGGTGTAAAATCCTGATTCTACATTTTTCTTCACTAGATCTAATAGTGGCATTGGCTCGCCAAAACGACCAAATACCTGTTTGTGAATATGATATGCAAGCAAACGGCCCGCAACCCATTGATAATTTGGAGTCTCTTCGCTAATTAAATCAGCGGCACTCTTAATAAGAGTTTCTTGAATTTCAAAAGTTGAAATTCCATTGTAGAACGAAATATGACTTTTAATTTCAACTTGACTTGCACTTACACCATTAATATTCTGTGTTGCCCAAAATACTACTTTGTGTAGTTTTTCGAGATCTAAACCCTCACGTCGTCTATCGCGTTTGGTTACCTGTATTCCGGATTGGTTCATCGAAGCTCCTACTTGTATGTCTTTAATTTTAATTCTTCTGCTGTATAAGCATACTTTAATTGTATACTACTTTGAGTATGTTGTCTATTTAATACTTGTCCAGAATTCATATTAAGAACATATTTCTTATTGACTAACACAATGTTTATATCACTACCTGTTGTTGGGTCCTTATATAGTTCAATACTTATCTCTGGCGAATGTTCAGTTAGATAAATTGTATAAGCGATACCTAATGCTTTAGCTATATCACAAAAATAGTTATCCACAATAAGATCCCACGGTGCCGGCCATTCGCTTGGATCCGTCTCGTCTAAATAAAAAGGTGCCCAGGGAGGTGAGCACCAAAAATCTACAGTCTCTTGGAGAGCTGTTTCTAAATCTAATTTATTTAACGATAGCCTAAAGTCTTTCCACTTTGAGAGTCGTTGATTTGGATCACGAAGCTTCCACATTGATTATACCCTGTTATAGGGGCACCTGGTTAGCTGTGATATTCTACAGAATAACTTATTGTCGCTGAACTACCGGCGCCGGTTGTACTATATGTAATTACGCCTGTGCTAGAGTTGGCTTCAATTTTAAAGTTTAGGGTAGCAGTTTCAACATAATCATCTTCAAAGTTATATGCTGAACCTGTTCCTACTGCTCTAAACTTTCCAATTCGTTTATTAGTACCAACTGTTGCAACATAATCAATTGTTAAATGTTCATAGTCATCTAATAAATCAACTTCAGTAAATGTACCAGTTGTGTTTGCGGCTATTGTTTTAATAGCACCTGTGCTATTCTTCTTTGTTCCTCGTGACTCAACAAACGTTTGAGATGTAGTCTCTCCAGATACTCCAACAGATATATTGTTATCGAATGTATAGTTTGTAGTAGTTGCACTAAAGACAGTTGCCTTATATATATTACTAAACGTACAACCACTTATTAATATATGTTTAACATCGCCTAATGTTTCAATAGCATATCCATGATTTTCAAATTCACAGTTAATAAACTTAATATTATTTGCTTTAAATGATGCATTGCTTGTATTATTCTCTACAAATACTGCAGAATGTGTTGTGCCAGGATCAACTACACTAGCGGCAGGTCCTTCAAATTTACAACTATCAAAAGTAATTTTGTCACCGCCGGCAATTAACACACAAGGATTAATTCCTGGCGCTTGGTTTTGAATTCCAATGTTGCGGAAACTATAATCTCTACCACGTGTTGTAATACTACCTAATGCATCTCCAAAGGCAGTTGAAACGTTTGCATTTGTATCAGTAAATTTAAAAATTGTTGCTGAGGTATTACTAGTAGAATTAAGAATTTTTGTAGAATCAGCAGAATCACCAACTAAGGTGACAAAAGGAGGAACGTTTATTAATGAACTAACTAGGTACTTTCCACTTGGAAAATATACTGTACGCCTAGTACTAACTCCAGCATATGTGCTAGTATAACCAAATGTGTTAACTAATGCTCGTGTAATAGACGCTGTATCGTCTGTAACTCCATCGCCTTTTGCTCCAAAGTCACGAACGTTTACAAAATCATCAAGTTTTTCTTGTAGACTTCTTGTATATACAGTATTGCTTGGTCCAGTGCTTGCGTTGAAGCCTGTTGGAAGAGCTTTAAAACTAAAGATATTAACTAATGCAAGGATATCACTATGTTCAGTTAAAATTTCTGTACGTCCAGTGATTGGAGCTCCTTCAGTTGTTAACCCATTACCAATGTGAAGCCTACGTGTGTCTAGACTCCATCCTAACTCAGCACTAGCTAAACTAGGAATATTATCTTGCAGACCACGCCTGACCTGAATTCTCGAGATTTGTATAACTGCCATTTTGGTTCCTCAACGACTCTTTCTTAATATAAACTATTTATGCTCGTTTATATTTCACCGTTAGAGACTTTTGTAAAGTATTCTTCGCATCGAGACCACCACTTATTTTTCCATGACTCAAACTCATCGCCTTCAACAATAAACTCTTGATATACTGGTTGATCAAGCATTAACCCATTACTATCAACCTTAGGCTTAACACACATCATAATAACACCACGATTAATGTTTGTTCCGTGTACTTCGTTATGTGCTAATGCGTAGGCGGCTAACTGTAATTTATAATCCTCTACCCATTCTTCCTTTTTAGGCTTGTTAGTTTGTTTAAAATCCATAATTGCCGGAACACCTTCAAAGGTGCCAACTAAATCAGTTGTGCCAGCATATACGCCAGGAAAATATAAAGGAACTTCTGTTCCCCAGAGTTCAGTAGCTCTATTCATACCCTCGTCAATAACAACTTGAGCCATTGCATGAGCTGGCCAATGGAAAGGATTAGTCCCTTTCTCTTTATGTACGCCGTTAATAACATAATGTTCTAAGTAGGTATGCATACGAGTACCACGATTTGCGGCCTCTGTTGTAATCTTTTGTGCTTGTTGAGCTCCAACCCGTTTGCGCCAATTTGCTAGGCCGGCCTTTTTTTCTTCGGATTTAGTAATGTCGAGTATTGTTGTTACACTAGGTGCTTTAGATCCGTCGGGCAAACAATAGTGTCGTTTACCGTTAATGGTTTCCCTGTCAACGGCTGTATAATTAAATTTTTGTACTATCAATGTTAAAACTTTCTCCGCATCCACAACGACCTGATTCAAGTGTGCTCACTATATCAAATTTAGAAGTAAAGCCATCGTCACCTGTAACGTAGTCAATTGCTGAGCCTAGTATAAAAGGCTCACTACCTTCTGCAATTAAAATTTTAACATTTTTATCGGTATAGTAGACTTCGTCACTTGTAAGCTGATGTTCTTTAAATACATAAGCATAGCCATTACATCCAGTCTTCTTTACTGAAACACGTAATGCTTCTACACCTAAATCTGTAATCTTCTTGGCCGCTCTGTCAGTTACTGTTATCATAGTTTATTATACCTTATTATTACTTATTTGTCAAGAAAAAGAAAGGGGGATAAACCCCCTTTCTTTACCATAAAAATTTGGTCAATTTGATTAGTCTTACGTTGTGGCGTCGTCGTTCTCAAAATCGTCTGCTGTTTCTGCAGTAACACGTACTGTACCTGTACCAGTTGCTGGTGCATTGGCCATTGTAAATACTGTGCCAACTGTACTGTCGCTAGAGCCAAAGCCTGTATAGTCAGTAGTACCAGCTGTGATGATCTCATAAGCGGTTCCATCAACTGCGGCTGTAGCATTAATAACTGCTCCACCTGCATCTTCAATTTCCACGACACCACCAGTTCCAGTGAAGTCCCAGTTAATTGTTGTGCCTGAGTCAAGTGTTACTTTTTTACCGGCGATTTTAATCACCTGGCGAGCAACACCACCGTCATTAATAGTAATTGTCATCTCACCTGCGGCAATTGCGGCAGATGCTTTGTCAGCTAATACACAAATTTGTGGAGTTGTTCCGTCGGTGCATTCAAATCTCTTTGCACCTTTTTGTTTAACAATCCATCCATTAACTGAAGATGAACCGTTGTGATACTGAACTTTAATTTGACTGCCAGCATCTGTTGGTGTACCGAAGTACTTTTTGTTTAGTGGTCTTCCCATTTGTTTTCTCCTTAGTTAGAAGTCCTATGTCAGTTCTAGTGACTACGGGGTGGGTTTAAGACCCCATAAACTACATCGAGCGAAAAAGTTAGTCTTCTTTTTTCCACATAGTCCAAGCACCCCATACGATTGCCGCACAAGCCGCCCATTTTGCGAATGGTCCTAAGAACAATATTACTAGGCCAACGGCAATTAATGCGCCACCGTCCCATGAAGTACGTTCTGCTATTCTGTTTTTAATCCAATTAATCATTTACTTGTAGCCCTCTTTGCCATTTGTTTCACAACTTTGTCGGGATTATCATCTTTAGCGCCATATGCTATAGCTGGTTCATCGTCCACCTCAAGGTCGCTAAATTCTTTGAGAAACACATATTTCACACCGTGTTCATCGTCTTTGATATCTTTAATCAAACCCTTAACGGATTCATTATTTTTAAATGCATTAGTTAAGCTATCTAAATTAAATGTTTCTGCACCGGTATTGCGGACCATCTCAATGAGACTATCTACACGCACTTTAGGCTGTAACATTTTATCTCTACTTCTATGACGTAGGAATTCAAGGGCAGTAACTAGGTTGGTATGACCTTGGTCTTCTGCATCATCCTCGATTATCTCAGCATCAAGAGCATCAACATTAATAAATTCACTTAAACGCATTATACTCTTTCTTCTCTACCTGCATCACCTTCGCCTGCGGCGGCGTCAGTTGCTTCAAGATCATCAACTGGAGCTTCTGCATCAACTGCTGGCTCTTCAACTTCTGCATCAACTGCATCAACTGGAGCTTCTGCATCAACTGGAGCTTCTGCATCAACTGGCATATCCATTGCGCCTGCAACTTCTTCACCTGCTAACGAACGAGCGGCACCATCTAGTGTTTCACGTGATGTACGTAGTTGCTCTTCTAATCCGGTTAAAACAGGATCAACAGCGGCTTTAAATGCTTCTGCTTGTTCTGCACTCAACTGGTCGTGAATTGAATCAAGTAATGCTGGCATTTGCTCATTTTGCATTCTACCAATCTTTTCCATCATGTCTTGCACTGAATCAACCATATCTCTACTTGCTAAAATTGCTTCTGCCTGAGCTGTTTCACTTTCAACAATAGTTTTGCTTTCAACAGATTCTGTTGAATTATCTGCAAGCCATTTAGTAAGTCCTTCTTTTACCATAAAGAGTTCCATATACTTAGGATTCTTTTGTGCAGAATGAACACTATGGGAGTTTCTAAACTTGGCAAGGCTTGATGTGAGACCTTCGGCAATCTTTTGTGCCTTCTCTACACTAAGCAGATTAAAGTTAATCTTTGTACCAAAACGAGATTCGAGTACTTTGTTAACCTTTTCTTTAGAGGGCGTTAACCCTATTTCTGAAATTTTCATTTTCTAATATCCCTAAGTTTTATGTATTTAGCCGACTTAATTGATTTTTCAAACTTATTTTGTGCATTCTGTAACTTGCTGATTGAGTCATCTAACCTAAAACTAAGTGATTCAGCTCTAAACGTATCGTCTCTTTTCTTTGCGGCTTTAATACCGTGTTTATAAAATTGTATATCGTTCTGGTGTTTTTGTACTCCCAAAAACGTATCTCTAAAATCTCTTGCGTCTTCATCAAAATCGTTCTCTATTAATAGAGCATACAGTAATGCTTGTTCTTTAGTATTAAAGTCAATTGCCTCTCGCTTTGCTGACTTGCATGTAACTATCCAACTAAACGGCTTTTTGTATACCGCTGACTTTCCAACCTTAAACCCATTTTGTACCGGAACAATATAAACATTGTCTACATCATTAAGTAACTTATCAGTTTCTTTCTTCTGCCATAGAGCAATTTTAGTTGCATTTAGCTCAGCAAATAAATTCAATTGTTCTAAAAGAGAAGTTCTATTTCCGCTTTTTTGAATATTTGATAGTTCCATTAGTGTTACGCCTCATTAAGATATCTTTGTTGATTAGTTGGTCTACAAGGACCTGTTCTCGCTCGCTAAAGTCTTGCTTGCTCTTTGTAGTAGCACCTTCAAATTGTGCTAGTATATCCGATTCCTCGTTTGTTACGGGGACTATAATATGGTTAAGTAACTCTTCAATTCTCATTGTAGTATCAGTTAGACATTACAAGATTGGCGACTAGGCCAATGCAACTTGCTAATAAAACGCAAAAAAGAGCAGTACCGATTTTAATAATCTGGCTACTTGCTCCAATAGAATTTTTTGCTATCGCTGTTTTAATTTCTTCGACATTTGTGCCGATCTTATCAATACGCCTATCTAAATTATCTAATTTATCTTCCAAGGCATCATATCGCTCTGCACATAATTCAACATGTGCTTCGAGACTCTTCTTTTCAATTGCTGTTGACACGGGACTAGTAACTCCTAAGTTAATTTCTTGCTGTAAGTAGCTTGTGTTAAAAGGAGCCTAAGTGAGCCAATGTGTGCCATAATCAAATAGTATTTACCTTGGGCGACGTATTTTTTAACAGATCTTTTTTGGCTAGTGACCTCTAATAGAATAAACTTGTTGTATTTTGTTAAAATCAATGTTTTTAAGAGGTCCGTAACTAAAGAAACAAGGGAGTATAAACCTTGCAGTTTCAGTTAACATACTAATAACAGGTACTTGGTTGAAATCTTCTTCAAGGTAACCTATATCATTTCCGTCCTCGTCTCGAAATACATCTGTATATTCAACACTAAATTTTACAGTCCATACCGAATGGCTACCTTTGTATGACTCACCAAAGCCATGATGAATACCGCGTAGATTCTCAACAACACTTACACGTGGCTCATTAATAATAGTAGGCTGTGTTCTTAGACCTAGTGTTTGTATTAGAGTTTGGTAATTTCTATGTTGGTCTCGAGATATATCATTACCATCAGTATTGTGCAACTGATCAGTTTTTGTTATATCAACTAAACTGTGTAGTAAGTATTCTTTCATATAGATACTTATGCCACAAAAAAAGAGCTACCAAAGTAGCTCTTTTAATGAAATTAATTTAAAATTAATTACGCGGCGACTGTAATTGCTCCGCCTGCGGTAACTGTTGCTCCAGAAAAATCATATGAGTTGATTGTTCCTAATGCACGGATACCTACTTGCATGTCTGCGGCTGAAACGGCATGACCGTCCATTACTACAGAAACTGATCCGCCTGTTCCTTCTGAATCAAACAAGATTGTTGCTGGTCCTACGTGTTGTGCTAGAGCTTCGATTGCTCCGCCAATTCCACCTTGTGATGCAAGTGACGCACCTGCGTCAATTACGAATGCTGAGTGACTGCCTGTGCTATAAAGCGTTGCATGTGCATGTCCTAAGCCATTTGCTCTTACTACTGCTGGCATTTGAGTTCTCCTTTAAAATGCTGTAAACCTGTATGGTTCACTATACTTTTATTTATCACTTTCAAATTATTTCTAGTTAAAATGTGCGGCTCCGAAACCAGCTCGATTAACAATTTTAACTAACCCGTGTTTACTGTTAAACACAAATCCTTCACCTTCTTGTTTTCCGCCTGTCCATTGCTCAAATCCCTTAACTTGCTTTTCTAACTGCATTGCTAAGTGTTCTTTTAATTTATAGACAGAGTTCCAAATGTTATACAATGCGTTTAAGCCGTCTGCATTAGTATATAGGTATCCTGTTTCAGGATTAGTTAATAATTCAAATTGTTTGCCACTGATATTTGTTTCTAACCATTTGTCTAATGGATCTGTTGTTTGTTTTGTAATCTGATGATTCATAAACTTCATTATAGCCGCTTGTGCTACTTTAGCCATACCTTGAAGGAATGCATCTGCTTTAGCACCATCTGTGTTTACCGCTTTTTTAGCGGCTTGTAATAAACGTATAGGATTGTCTAAACTAAATTGGATACCGGCTGTTGGGCTTAGTATCGTTATATCACTTGCATTTTGATCTAATCCTGTTTTGCCATCCCACGGTGCATCGTTAAAACTATGTACTGCAACGCCGCCATTTCTACCAGCAATTAGTTTACCAATGTTACTATTAGCAGGAACACGGTATTCTACTGTAGTTGGTTTAAATACATACTGTCCGTTAACTGGCTTTAATGGTCCAACCCACATTAGATCACTCTTAAATAACCCGTCTGTAGTACCGCATGCGGCCTTTAAACCGTTCCATACTGTTTCAACATACTTGTAAAGGTTTCCACGATCAGCACCTCGTGCTGTGTCGTACTCTACCCATTCCGCTGGACTTGCTGGAAATACACCTTTGTTAGGCATGTATTTGTCAGACATAATGAATGTGCCATCTTTGTTTCCAAAGTATAACGCTACGCCACCGTCCCATTTAATACTAACGCTACCAGGGTCTTCAATTACATCAGCAAGTGCTTCTACGTAATTGGCCGCTTTAGGTGATCCTTGGAATATAGCATCTTCTGGGTGTGCAATACGTGGACCGTCTTCATTTAAAAATTCAAATAAATTCATTACATAAATTTCCTAAACCAGGCTTGTGTTCCTACCGGAACTGGTGCTGACTCAGGAAGTGTTAAGTTGTCTCGTGCAAACGAATCACGTGCATCTGCAACTAGAGCTTCAAAGTCAGGACGCCCTTTAATACTATCAATAATGTCTTCAACATTGTTTAATTTATTGGCAGGAATACCCAAGGCTTTACCAATGCCAGCCGGTGATTGTCCACCCTCAACTGGCGTATTATCTTCTCTATTAGTAAGACCGTGCTTATAACTCCATTTATAGCCTAGTGCTTTAGCAATACTAGCTAATAGTATTTGTCTATGGACACCTTTGTAAACTTCGCCACCACCTTGCATACTAAAATGTTGCCATTTTGGATTACCAAACATAAAGTCTGTTTGTACAAATCCGTTAGCAGGGTCTCCATTAATAGGTGTTTTATGATGTACACTATCACCACTTTTCTTAATGTCTGTTTTAGCAACGTCTTTCTTTAAAAGCACTTGAATAAGGGTATCCTTATCAATTTTACTTGAATCAATTGCCAAGTCTAAATCACCAGACGTTTCTTTCTTACCAGTGGTACCTAGCATGTTGTCAACTAAACTTAACCCTGTTAGGTTTTCAAGCCAACGAACAGTAGGCTCAACATCGGCAAGATTAATACGTTGTGTTAACGGATTCTTATCTGCATCTTTAAAGATGTTTCCGCCCTCAGTTAACTTCATTATGAGGTTGCCCCTAGTTCTTTTTCTTTACTAGTAATTAATGCCATAATCTCATCTTTGATTGACTTAGACTGTTTGTTAAACCAATCAACAATTTTATTAATATCAATATTTGCATCTTCTTCAGGTGCATCAGCAACGACCGGAACTTCAATACCAGCATCTGTAAATGCTTTTGAAGAAACATCAGTTGATACCTTGCTAGTGTTTAATATCTTCATAACTTCTGCGGAGTCTAATGGCTTACCAGCCTTTTCCCACGCTTTTTGTAATTTTTGTGCTGTAACACGGGTTGTCATATTCTTGCCAACATCAGCGGCTTTCTGCATACCTTTTGCCGCTACTTGTTTAGCTTTTGCAGTAATAGCACCTATACTAATTTCGTTAAGGTCGCTTTCAGTAAGTAATTGATACCCAACTGAATGAAATATCTCACGCACTTGTGATTCACTAAGTGGTTTACTTGTACGATGAATACTTTCTGTTCCTCTAACTGCTACGTTTGCAGTATCATCTTCGTTGTCGGCACCAGCACTGTGCATCTTTTCAGGTACTGGATCAGTTG